GAGCATTCAGAATATGGATGGTTATTTGAGACATGTCAGTCTTACCCAGAAACATTAGTAATATGCGGATACTAACAGACATATAGGGCATGTCATGTTGCTGCTCAGCAAGTGGCCGACCAACGATCACTAATGTCCGCTTCTGGCACAAAGCGGACATTCAGAACGGTTATTTCCGCCCTGCATGCAGCGAACCAGGCTCGCGAACAATTCACAGGCAGTTCATGAATGCTGCTTTAGCGGCATGGAGGCGCAAGATGATGTCAGAGCAGGGTACACTAGTCTGACGGCACCGTGAGCCCGGCGCAGCCGGTTACGGGCTGATATATGGCGCCTCCTTCCTTGTATCTAACATAACGTGGTGATTAGCTACCATCACACGAAACAGAGTGAGCCAGCCCCTTCCTGAGGACTATCTCAGATCCTGTCTGGCAGGTTATGGCCCTCTGTTTCACCTTTCACGCCAGCACATTTTGTTGAACCGTTACCGGGAGCTCGACGTCGTATGTACAAGGCGAACAGGCGTGACGGTTTATGTGAGAGGAGAAATATCATGTTTCCAGAAGGTATTGACCTTAGCAAAGACATGCTTGACCTCTGCATGCTTTATGACGGTACCTGTATATGCGCAAAAATAAGCATGTTACTCGTGCCCGGTCGTAGAGCTAATAATCACCACTAGTTTACTTTGTTAATGAATTTATTTCCTTAATAGCATCTCCTTTCATTTGTTAAAATTAACTTACAATTAAAGTCTTTATTTATCAACAAATTGACTATTGATAGTGATAATCATTACTATTAACTTGTTGTTTGTAAATTTTTCGTTATCATCCGAATTTCCTATAGGTAAGATATTTTTATGGAAAGGAAATTTTATGCGAGATTTAACAATTGATGAGTTAAGACTGATCGGCGGCGCGGCAGATATTGTTGGCGCAGCGCAAAGTATAGGCGCAGGTGTTGCTGGTACAGCCGGAGCATTAGCTGGAGCAGAAGACGGTGCACTGATTGGCGGAGGCCTTGGTGGTCCCGCTGGCGCTATCATTGGCGGCGGAGTAGGTGCCGGCATCGGCTATTTCGGTGGTGATGCTATTGGCTCTGCGATCTCTTCAGGCATTGGTGCTATGAGTGGTGGTTCTGCTTCGTCCGGCGGTTAACTCACTCCTTAAGAGCAGCTCAGGCTGCTCTTAAAATTCGGCAGGAATCTCAACACAATGAAGAAATTTTTTAAATTGCAAAGACTAAGCTTACTCCAACAATGGCGTCACGATAGATTTCGCTTGATATTCTTGACTATAGTACTGATCATTTTTTCTGCAATTATGCTCTGGATCCTTCCCATGTTTACTCGGGGCAACGTCCATGCTGGGTATATAGGTTTAGTGTGCGGCCTGACTACGAATTTCTGGTTCACCTGCATATCTCAGCTGGATATAGACTGTCATGAGAACATCTACGACTTAGAGAGATTACTGCGTCAGTTCAACTACGAAAAAACGCCAGAAGGTTTCTATGATCTTCCTGTCCACCGCTATAAAAAATTTAAGTCTCAGCGCATATATATTGTCTCTGAAGGCAAAGGGTTATCTTTAAGAGGGCCATACAACATTTTAAAAAAATTCACTAAAAAACTGAATGTAATCTCTTCCCAGGGAAAGGATGATATTAGCGGATGAAAACGCTCTCAGCACTGGAAAAAACATTAATCTCCTTCGATACCATAAGCGTTAAGAATGCTCAGGTTTTATGGCTTTCGCCAGATACGCCGTTCGATTCCGCATATTTTCTGGATAACTATGCCTGGGTAATTCCTGATCACAAATTGGTTAAGGGACGCAGTAAACGATTCTGGGCTGATTTATACGGCGGTAGCGAAGTTGCAGGTAATGGGGGCAGTGCGCGTGCGGGTTATGACGGGAAATTTCAGCTTAAAGGGATCGGCCCAACCCCACTCGTGAGCCGCTATCGGGATCGCTACCATTCAGATGGCTGCCTTAGCGCATTTCAGGCATTTTCGGATGCATTCTGGGGGCGAACACTGAATAGCGTACTCCCTTACGGTGCCGTGCAATCTCATTGCATTATTATATTACCCCTTTCAATCCCAAATGATGTTTATCCCGCAAACACTTCCCGGGCACTTTTGGTTCGTGACGCGCCTGTCAGGTTAGCTCACTTTGACAGGGCGCTGTTTTATAAACCGCAGCAAGAGATCAAGTCACAATTACCCGTAGACAGTGAAAGAACTGAAATCAATTTCCAACAAATTGAAGACTTTCTGGATAATGAATTATCCGGCACGATGCGAAAGTGTGATAACCCACAACAGGCTGGACGTTATCTGATTTCAGCATTAATTCATCGCTTGGCCAGACAACTAGCTTTCTGTCGTGCCAGCCTGATTAAACTTACGACATCTGCCTCAAACGTGAATATTAATGGTGCTTTACTCGATTTTAATGCCACCTCAAGCGCAGTGCCTAAGCTCTTCCGTGACAGAAAAATCTGGGATGAGCAGATGCGTTATTTGCAGAGCGAATGGCAGAATGTTCTGGGTTCGCTAAAAAATATCAATTTTCTCTGGTTTAAATATCGCGGTGGTGAAGCAGAGCCTTATTCTTCTCAGCAGGTAGAGCAATTATATACAGAAGAGTTTATGCGCTGGCGTATTTTTTATACGTTATGTCGCACCGGATTTCCTGCGACACTTCATGCCACACTGCCCAAAAATAAACTCGCTAAATTTATCACTTTGTATGACCGCGCTTTAATTCTGGCACCGGAAGTACTGTTTGCAAAAAACGAGGAGCTTCCCGCAGTGACACGATTAATGTTAGCTCTGGCGACCGGTAAAGAAGAAATACAGGATATCCTGTGCCAGCATGGCTCCTCTACACCTGGGCATGCTTTTTTGAAAGGGTGTCTGGACCTTTTGCCGGAGGCAAACTGCCATCAACTGACCGCTATAGCGTTCTCTTCATACCGTCAGCGGTGTATTGATCAGCGACTGGACTTCCAGGCTTTCAATGAGGAGTTTGACACCTTTGAGGGTCCCCTGTCGGCACTCATGGAGAAAGCTGGCGCACGTGCAACGTTTCATTTAGCCCTTGATGATAGCGAACATATGTCCTTGTTGCCCGGCGTTAGTCCTTCGCTGACATTTTGCTGGCAGACCGGAAAACTGTCGTTCGATCATCAGTTGTGCGATTTCAATGACCTTCCTGCCGCTATTTTTGACGCCTTATATCACTACTACGATGCACGCGTGGTTGAGTTGATTGAGACGAAAAACGGAACAAAGCATGTTATTTAATGAAAGCCATAACACGAATGCTATAGCCTATGCTACACAGCTGGGCCTTGCAGCAAGCTGTATGTTGTCATCACCCCGCTACTGCCGCTTTCCAGTAGCGGCGTTAGGAATATGGACACGTCACGCTATCATTCAGGAGCAGATTCATTTTTTCTATGATGGGGGAGGTGAAGTACAAGGCTACCTGGCTTGGGCACGGATTCGGCCAGATACACTGAAAAAATGTATAACTCAGCCTGAATATATTTTGCATCCAACAGAGTGGAATGAAGGCGACATTCTTTGGTTGACAGATTTTTGTTTACTCAAGAAATATCGTCGTTATGAGCTCCTTGCACTCCTGCAACAGGTATTCGGTCCCGAAACGTGTGAGGTGTATTGGGCATCCAGGCACAATCCCGAGCGGGACAGATGGATGGCCTGCAATCTTATCACTGGAAAGTGTTTTAAACAGACCTTCTCATGCAGTGAGCCGGGCTGAAGACTATGTTTCGTAAAGAGGCCATTGAACATTACCGCAACACATGGCAAGGCCAGGCCTTGCTATTACCCGGCATTCCCCTGCACTGGATCATTATAGTCACTTCCGTGTTTGTTACTGGCATCATCGCGTTTATTACATTTTGCAGTTATACCCATCGTATTAGCGTTGATGGAGAAATTATTACCACTCCTCGCGCGGTCAACGTATTTTCTGCCCAGCAAGGATTTATTATCAGTGCTTTGGTTAATGCTGGCGATAATGTTAAAGAAGGCCAGCCACTCTTAAAAATAGATGTCAGCCGGACCACATTGTCCGGACGCGTCAGCGAAAATCAACAGCGTGAAATTCATCATCAGATTGCCAGTATTGATCAAATTATCCTCAGCCTTGAACAAAATAAACGAGTAACCATTGAAGCTCTGGAGCAGCAAAAAGATCGTTATGACAATGCTTATAGCTTATCCACTGATATCGTCAATAAAGCCAGGAAAGGGATCTCTTTGATGCAAAATAACATGGAGAATTATAACAAGTGGCGTAAAAAAGGATTGATAAACAACGATCAATTTTTAAATCAGGCAGCGCTTTACTATCAGCAGCAGAACAACCTGTTAACTCTCTATAGTCAGAATCAACAAAATGCGCTGGAGTCTACGCGTATAGCCAGTCAAGTACAGACACAATCTGCCGATTTTGACACGCAAATCTGGCAAATGAAGATTCAGAAAAACGCCTTAAAACGCGAGCTCTCTTCTGCTGATGCCAGTGGCATTATAGTTGTTACCGCGCCAACAGGTGGCCGCATTGATTCTTTTAGTGCCAGTACCGGACAAATGGTTAATCCTGGCGACAGCCTATTGCAAATAGTGCCTCAGAAAATACAAGGACACCAACTGATAATGTGGGTGCCTAATACAGCCCTTCCCTGGCTTGCTCCCGGCGATCCTGTCAACATCCGTTATCAGGCCTTCCCGATGGAAAAATTTGGCCAGTTCCGCGGGACAGTGAGTTTTGTTGCAAAAACACCGGCCTCCCGACAGGAAATTCTGGAGTATTCCAGCGCCCCATTGGCAGATAACCAGCGTGGTGAATCCTGGTACAAAGTCTTGGTTAAACCGGAACAGGAGGCAATTTTCTGGCAGAAAAAATCTCTAGCACTGGAGAATGGAATGAAGGCAACGGGAACGCTATTTCTGGAAACCCGCCGAATCTATCAATGGATGGCTACCCCATTTTACGACATGAAGAACAGCGCCCGGGGACCTTTGAGTGATTAATAAATTTTTTTCAGAACAAGCAGTGAAACTGAATTTATCATTGAGACGACGCGTTCCCCTGCATCTTCAGACCGAGGCAGCAGAATGTGGGCTGGCCTGCCTGGCAATGATTGCAGGCTACCATGGTCAGTATACCGACCTCCACAGCCTGCGACAGCGCTTTGGCTTTTCATCACGCGGCGCAAACCTTAACGCGATTGTAGAGATTGCCTCTCAGATGAACCTCGGCAGCCGTCCATTAAGCCTTGATCTGGACGAACTGACAGCATTACGCCTGCCTTGCGTTTTACATTGGGGATTCACACATTTTGTCGTCCTTGTTAGCGTCAGAAAAGGCCGGTATGTCATCCACGACCCGGCAGCAGGCAGACGTACAGTCAGTGAAGGAGAATTTTCACGCCAGTTTACAGGGATTGCATTGGAGCTCTGGCCGGAAAGCACGTTTAGCAAGGCAAAAAAAGAAGATCGAATTAGGCTGAATCAACTTTTTTCCAGCGTCCAGGGGTTATCTCGCGCGCTGATCAAGATATTTTTCCTGTCACTGATCATTGAGTCGGTGAATTTACTGTTGCCAGTAGGCACTCAGCTGGTTATGGATCATGTAATCACGGCCAGCGATAAAGGACTGCTGGGACTCATTTGCACAGGCCTGCTCTTTTTCGTAATTTTCCGCAGTTGCGTCAGTATGGTGAGATCCTGGTCTTCGCTGGTGATGAGTACGTTGATTGATGTGCAATGGAAATCGGGCTTATTTTCTCACCTGGTTACTCTTCCCCTAGATTACTTTGCCCGCCGTAAGTTAGGTGATATCCAGTCGCGCTTTGGTTCACTGGATGTGCTAAGAAGCACGTTCACTCAGAACATTGTTAAAGCAATTGTTGACGGGATTATGTTCACCGGCCTGACGGTTATGATGTTTATATACAGTCCCATGTTGTACTGGTTTGTAGCCGCATTTACATTACTTTATGTTTTACTGAGACTTTATGCCTGGCCAAGGTATCGTGAGGTGACGGGCCAGCAATTGATTAAGAGTGCACGTATCAATTCTCATTTTATGGAGACGTTGTATGGCATAGCGACTGTCAAAACTCAGGGTTATGGCACTATCCGCGAAAAAAGCTGGCTCAACCTGGTTATTGACAGTACTAACAGTGGGATTGAAAAAAACCGGCTGGATATGTTATTTGGCGGACTTCACCTTTTTATCATGACCTGTGATCAGATCCTGGTACTCTGGCTGGGGGCTAATCAGGTCATCGATCAGCATATGACACTTGGCATGTTTGTCGCTTTCAACGCTTATCGTGCACAATTTGGTGACCGGGTTTCCTCCCTGACTGAGGCTTTACTTCAGCTTCGCATGCTGCATGTCCATAATGAACGTATTGCTGATATTGCTCTGACTGAGTCAGATGACTCGCGTGAAGATATTGACTCTGATGCATCCCGATGTTCCTTACCCCTCAAGCTCAAAGTTCAGGATCTCTTTTATACATACGATGTTCACACAAAGCCGGTTCTTAATGGCGTTAACTTTGAGGTTGCCGCCGGAGAAAGCGTTGCAATAGTGGGCGCTTCAGGCAGGGGAAAAACTACTCTGATGAAAATCCTCTCAGGACTTTATTCCCCTACGTCAGGCACAATTTTCGCTGATGATATAGATATCAACGCATTCGGAAGAAAAAAATATCAAAAGCGGATTGGCTGCGTACTGCAGGATGACAGGCTTTTTGCGGGATCAATTCGGGATAACATTGTGGGTTTTACCCCTGATTATGATACTGAATGGATGGAGCAGTGCGCACGGAGCAGCTTTATTCATGATGATATTATGGCGATGCCAATGGGATACAATACCTTGGTGGGTGAATTGGGCGATGGTCTCTCGGGTGGACAAAAGCAACGGCTGTTTATTGCCCGCGCGCTATTTCGTAAGCCGGGAATGTTGTTGCTGGATGAAGCCACCAGTCATCTTGATCAGGAGAGTGAAAGAGCCGTTAATGATGCCGTCCAGCAGCTTAATATTACGCGAATTATCATTGCTCACCGCCCCTCCACCATTGCGTCGGCTGATCGCGTTATACATCTTTAATAGCACTGGCAAGTCCGGTTAAATGTTACCCAGATTATTTGATGCCAATTCTTCTGCTGTCATGAAATAATCAGCCAGGCTGAACCGTACCGGTTTTGTTGGAGAGTTTTTAGCCCGGGAACGCAGGATTCTTACTGCTTCGCCTCTGCCGGCACTGCCGTATCTGAGACCAGCCCCATAAAAAAATCTCCATCTTTAGCGTGCTGAACATTAATAAAATGTTCACATTTTACGGCAAATGCACAGGCTCCAGCAGGGGACCAGGTACCTCTTAAGCATGAAAAAATACCGTTCTGCAAGCCAGCACGCACTGCAGAAGGCAAAAAAATGGCTCCTGAAAGGGAGTCAGAAAAAACGCAGTGGTCTGGGTCGTTGCATATCTCTGGTGAAGGATGTTTTAAGTATCGGCAGGTTTGCAGCGGGCATAAGCCTTAGTACCACAATTTTTTACGTACCCGCCAGGCATCACACTTTTGACATAACAGTGTCTCCCCGCCGTGCCCTTCATCAGCGATGCTGACGCTTCCGGCCCGTTTAGGCAGTTTTCCCCCAGCCAGACGCTTGCCCCTGATTATTCCGGCATATCTGCATGGGTGTACGGTGAGATCTGTTCTTCACGGGCTAGGAAATACAGACACTGTAAACGTCCTTTCTGGCACAAAGCAGACGTGCACCCTCGCTTCAGGTCCCACACGCACTGTGGAAGCTAAAACTGGCACGGTTCATAGAGAAGGTGCTTACTCAGCCATAATTATCGTCAGAGTTGCCATTTTGAACCCTCCATTTTGGGTGCTTTAGCAAGCATTTTTTAATTTTTGCTTGCTAAGGTATATGATGATGAAGACAATATCCTCATCACATCAGCGCGGAATTCAATATGACTATCAAAGACGAATCACCTCAGGCGAAAGGCGGAAAAGCCCGAGCGGAGAAAATGACGCCTGATGAGCGAAAAGCTGTCGCTCAAAATGCAGCCAATAAGCGTTGGGAAAAAATCAAAAATAATCTTCCATCCGCTCAGTTCGAAGGTGTACTAAAAATCAATGACACTGAATTGGAAGTGGCCGTTCTTAACAATGGCAAGCGCATCATCTCTCAGTCCTCCGTTTTCAAAGCTCTTGGTCGACCAAGTCGAGGTGTCAGAGCAACGATTGACGGCGAGATCAAACTGCCTGCTTTTATGGATGCTGCGAACCTACTTCCTTATCTTAATCATGACCTTATGGAAGCGATCAAACGCGAGCGTTTTACCGATAATTCAGGTGCAACGCTTGAAGGATATGATGCATCAATTTTGCCATTAGTATGTGATGTTTATCTAAAAGCTCGTCAGGATGGGGCACTTAAAGCAAACCAAATGGATACTGCTCAAAAAGCCGAAATCCTGGTTCGCTCACTTGCTAAGGTAGGGATCATTGCACTTGTCGATGAGGCAACGGGCTATCAGGAAATCCGTCCTAAGGATGCATTACAAGCTTATCTGGACAAAATTATTAGCAAAGAACTCGCTGCGTGGGCGAAAAAGTTCCCTGATGAGTTTTATGAAAATATTTATAAGTTGAGAAACTGGCCATGGAGTGGCATGAGTAAAAACCGATTCAGTGTGGTTGCCCATTATACTCGTGATCTTGTTTATGAACGACTTGGTGACTCTATCCTTCAAGAACTTGAGAAAAAAACGCCAAAACAATCCAATGGCCATCGGAAAAATAAAATGCATCAATGGCTTACTGATGATGTTGGCAACCCTATGTTATCACAGCATTTGCATTCTTTAATTATGATTCAGCGTTTAGCCATCGCTAACGGGTATGGATGGAATCGTTTTATAAAAATGGTTGACCAGGTGATGCCACGTAAAGGTGGCACATTTGAACTTGAACTGAACGATACATCCCGGGAACAGTAATCTACTTATAATGACGAAAATTTAGGAGAGTTGTTTAATCTGACGCTTGTTAAGCGTTTGTCAAAGGACATGAGTTTAGAGACAGCAGAGCACCACGCTATGAGGCTATTGCGAATGCTACTGTTAATAGTTACAAGGGCGATGAAGTTGCACTGACATGTGGCTGGCATCGTTTGGTTCGTACAAAAAGCGGAAAAAAGCTGATGCAGCGCAACATATCTTCTTGTCAGGGTTGAAAGCTCACGATACCAGGCGTATCAAAAAAGGCGGCACTTTTGCCATTCTTTTAGGAAAAGGAATTATGGCGGATAGAAGACCACTCAATCCTGGCGTAGTTGTTCCTAAACCCGGCGGTGGTACCCAGCCCCGCGATCGTAACAATGATGGAAGAGTTCGGGAGAAACGCTCGGATGCGGGGAAACCACGTAAATAATTTTAAGCCGCCTCTGGGCGGCTTTTTCTTATGACGATCCAGCCTTAATCAGGATTAACCCTATTATATTCAATTCGTTTGATAAAATGTCAGCGTCCGCTTCTGGCACTGAGCGGACTTACGCAAAAGCCAACGTCCGCTATGAGCGAATAGCGGACATTCATATTTTGGAACTGAGCCATATACCTGGCGGTAAATCAGCCATTATTTCGCCATGCATCATGAACCCCTTGTTCTGATCACTGGCGTACGCAGAATGCCGCCATTTACGGTAACGTTCGCTTCAACGGATATGGTGCCGGAAAAATAATAGATAAGTAATTTTTTCGGCTTTTACGATGGAAGAATGTCAGACGCTATTGTTCCCTCAATGCGGCAGGCTACTGCCAGAGCCATTTGAGACATGACGTGAGTAGCGCGATGAGGCTGGTCAAAGCTTACATAACGGTTAGGAATGCCTTCCAGAGCATTTCGATCGGGAGACATGACTCTGAGGTCGGGAACGCTTGTCCGGACAAGGCGCGCTTCGTCTTCATCCTGACAGAGCTTCATCATTTGTGAGGCTTTAACACGCAATTCAGCCATCATTTTCATATACGTTCTGTGAGCCACCAGGGGGGCTGGAATTTTCATCGCCTCTGATACCGGCCTCTTCTGCACTGATAATTATGTTCGCCAGTAATAATTATGCTGAATGCTATCGGGAAGGGAGCTTAAGGCCGAGGATTTTCAGAAAAATGAATGTTTTGCTCATATAAAATGTTTTTTTGGGTAGAGGTTTAATATGAAAATGAAAGTTTCTCTTGTATTGATTCCAGTTATGCTCAGTGGTTGTGCTTTATTTCTTCCAGACAAGGATGCCGTTACCATCAGCTTCTCTGGTGAAATTCCTGATTCATCCAGAGTTTATGCTATTGTACCTGGAGGTGAAAAAGAAATCAAAAAGCACTCTGTTGTTTATGCAGCTTTTAAAAAAGCACTCAGCGAATCACTGACAGCAAACGGCTATGATGTTAGATCAACATTTGGTGATGTCCAGCAGGTGATAAAAATTGGCATAGACCCTGTCAGGTCATTTACCACCAGTTACACATACAAATCACCAATTTATGGGGTCACGTCTATCCATAACGAAGTCACAAAAATTTATGATAGCGATAAGCATGAAATGGTGAGTAAAGAGAAAATGGTTCCTGATTATGGTATTACAGGCTATGAGGATAAGACAAATTACAATACATGGTATTACACAGAAGTTGACCTGTATTATTATAGTCGCGATGAAAAAGGCAAGGAAAAATACTTAGGGTGTACGTCTGTTAAACTTGACTCACAGTGGAAAATTGATCAAAAGGCCATGGTATGCCTTGCTCAATTTGTCAGACCTTATCTTTTCCCCTTAACGCATAATGATATTAAACTGAAAAGCTATCGGTGGCAGATGAAGAATAAATGTAAGTAAAGATAGTTTCACCCGATGCATTTTTTCCTGCCTGAAAAGAAATCAGGCAAGGTAGATTCATTATTGAAACTACTTATTAGCCTATCGTCATCCTGTCACAACTCCTCACTTGCCTTCCCGCTACACCTCCCAACCATGCGCGCCAGCATACCGTAAAGCGTGATGCTTTCCCGGGTACTGGTGATTTTATCTGTAAGTGACAGGCAGTTTATGAGTGAGCCCTTGCCAGACTTTCACTTCAAATCAGGGTGTAAGTCGGTTGTAAGCACGCCATTCTGGTAATAATCATTAAAATGAATTTTAAAGATCTGAAGTTAAGAAAGTTGCCTAGGCAAAGTTCTTAAATTAATTTCCGTTATTACTCGTATCAGAGAGTCTGTGCAATCAATTTGCGTATCACTCCCAATGCGGGAATGTTAAAGGATGTTTCTCAGGTAACGAATTTCGAAACATACATTATGAAACGATGAATTTAAGTGCTTTGAATGTTCGCTGCACTGTTTTATCTTTTTGTGCTGAACGTTGGGTCGGAGAGGTTTAATAGGATGTTTCGTCGTGAAAATTGCGTACTTGTCGTAGGCAAGGAAAATATTCTTCATCAGGGCTTATTTTATCTGATTGAGAGGGAAGGGTTGATGTGCAGTAAAAAAACGATATTTGCTGAAAACATGGCTCAGCTGACACACTGCCAGCCAGCTTTTCTTCAGGGGAATTACGCCCTTTCGTTGATATGTATTTCGGGAAAGGACTTTTTTCCTGAATGGGTTAGTTTACTCGTAAAGGTGACCTTTGATTCGGGGGGTAGTGTCATCATTTTCACTGATAAATATGATACTCTTACCTGCCAGAGGAAAAAAACTATCGAACGGATAACAGATCTCGACTTCATTCTCCATCCAGGCCTTCCGGTAGCGTATGTCAGCCATGTAATTCAACTCAAAATGGAAAGTGAAAGTCTTCAGAAAATGAAGTGCAAGCTGTCTGCCCGGGAGATGACTATTTTAGACAGCTTTATCAGCGGAGTCAGCGCAGCCAGACAAGCCACTCTCCTCGGCATCACTCTCAAGACACTTTATCAACACCGGAAAAACTGTGCTAATAAGCTTGGATTAAGCAATCTTAAAGAGCTGTTATACATGTGATTTTCAGAAGTTGAGGATGTTTTTCAAATGCCTGTGATTAATACTCATAAAACAGATTGGTTTAGAATCCTGTGTGATTTAAATCGCAAAGGTCACTCGCTGCAGGTCATAGCTGAAGAGTTGAATGTAGTACCCTCTACGCTAATAGGCTGGAAAAGAGGTTCGGTGCCTTTACATCATACGGGGGAAGCACTTATTGATATGTGGTGCCGTGAAACGGGCAAAGCAAGGCATGAAGTCCCAAAAGAAAAATTGCTACAGAAATTCATCTTTCATCCTGTAAGTCGATCCTGAAGATATTCAGAAATCTGAATGGGATGTCATGCAAAGTGCCGGTAACCTCTTACCGGCACCGAGTCATTACAATGAAGCTTGAAACCGTTGTAAAATATCATTGCCCGCGTTCTGTTACCCCATTTATACGCCGGTCATCCCTGTCACCTGATGCCATGAATGGCAGCGATATTATGGCCGCACTGGGCATGACACTGAAGCGCGCACCTCTCGGTTATTCCGCCTTTTTTGGCAAAATGAATCTTAGCTCCCATGACAGAGACCGGGCTATCAGGCTTCTGGCCGAAGCTGGCCTTCAGGCATCCGTGTATTATCCTGCACTCACAAAACTCCCGGAAGAGGAGCTTAAAGCCGTCATCACTGTTATAGCATGCTACGCCTTCCTCGATTACGCGCGCAGTCCTGATACTGAATCGCTATGCCATACCTGCAATGGTTCCGGGCTGTGGAAAGGAAAATGCTGCTGCAAATGTGATGGGAAGGGTGTGCTGCGGGCAGCATGCAAAGACTGTAAAGGCCGTGGACACTCTGTTAACAGGACGCTAACCCGGTTTCAGGGGATACCGGTTTATCAGCCCTGCAAGCGGTGTTCAGGCAGGGGCGTTCAGCGCTTACCTTCGACTGCCGTATTCAGAGCCGTATGCCAGGTCACTCAGGCTATTTCGGCAGATACGTGGAACAAAAGCGTAAAACAACTTCTTGATTTTCTCATCACCGTACTGCATCAGGAAGAGGCATGGGCAGAACAGCAGCTGTCGCGCATTACTAAATAGCAAGCGATAAAAAAGGTAACTATATTATCGTAAGCTATTTACTTTTCCATTATTTGTGTTAATTTAACTCTAACGATGGGTAAATGACCCTCGAGAGATTTTTTATTCAGCCCTGATATCACTGTCAGGGCTTTTTTTATGGCTGGATGCCTTCCCTGTGTCCTGCTCATCCACCGGCTCCAGCCTTCTTTCTTCACCCCCTTTGCGGCAAATTCTGATGAGCAAACTGACTACTGGTATTGCATACAGCGCCTCTGCTGGTGAGATAGCCCATGGCGTTCTTACTTATTTCAGTCCGGAGGAATGGAGCGCTGTGGGCGTTCTGATTGGCATCGGCATGGCTTTCGTTACCTGTGCCATAAACTGGTATTACAGGCGTAAGGCGACACTGGCTGAAATCAGTGCTTTGCGCTGCAAGCCACGTGATGTACCACGCTGAGGTATGGCTATATCCCCTGTTATGCGTAAAAGACTGCTGACCACAGCAGGTGCGGGTGCATTTACCCTCGCAATTACACTCCTCGGCGGCGCGGATGGGCTCGAAGGACGGTGTTATGTGCCGTACCAGGATGTCGCTGGCGTGCTCACCGTCTGTGACGGGCACACCGGTGCGGATATTGTAAGACACAAAACGTATACCGATCAGGAATGTGACAGCCTGCTGCGTGCTGACCTCAAACCCGTTCAGGAAAAAGTTGATAGTCTCGTTACCGTTTCTATAAGTGAATACCGCCGGGCCGCGCTCTATAGCTTTGCCTACAACACCGGTACTGACGCTTTTTCCCGTTCTTCTCTTCTGAAAAAACTCAATGCAGGTGATTCGACTGGTGCGTGTAATGAAATTCGTCGCTGGGTCTTTGCCGGGGGCAGGAAATGGAAAGGGCTGATGGACCGCCGCGAAACTGAGCGTGCACTATGTCTGGCGGAGAACGGCGATGACCTTCAGCAGAATTAAGTGGGATGTCATCGTCATCGTGCTATTGCTTGTTCTGGCAACAGGGCTTGGTGTCGCTGTGAAGCTTCAGTCCTCATCAAATGCCCGTCTGAACGAGCAGAAAAATCAGTTACAGAGGGAAAAAGCCTCAGCGGAAGCTATCACGAATAACGTTCTCAAAACGACGACACTCTTTAACGACATTGCCCGGGCAACCCAGAATTATAAACAGGCAAACCATGCAGAAAGCGAACGCAGGGTGGTTGTTATCCGTAAGCTTGTCAAAGGCAACCAATGTGCCTCTGAGCCTGTTCCTCATCATGCTGCTGACCAGCTGCGCGAGCACATCGACAAATTACGTTCAGGTTCCGCCAGTGCCAATACCGGCAAGTCTGCTGGCTGACTGCGAAGTGCCGCTTTTCCCAGAGCCGCTGACCTGGGGAGAGAGTCTTGAGTTAAATGAACGACTGCTTAGCGTTGTAGAGCAGTGTAACCGCGATAAGGCCGCCATCCGGCAAATCGAACGGGAACGGCAAAAGTGAACATACTCCGGTTGCTGTAAGGCAAAGCAGCGTAATCAGCACATGGCTTATCGGGTATGATCCTGACCCTGAGCTTTATGGATGAGGATCACATGAAACGGTTAGTCAAAATTTTAGCCATCACAATTACAGTTCTGGCAGTGCTCGCACTGGCTGTAATGATTCTTTTAATAGTATTAATGAGGCCTTCAAAAGTTGATGCTGCCCAGGCTGAAGCCTGCCGACATTATGATAATCAGACCATCATGGCTAAGGTGATCCGGGCCAAGACCGGAGACCAGGCTAAATGGAAAACTTTCTCTGACGCTCAGGACGCCGCTGAAAAGAACGGGATTCTTATCGACTATGGGCAGATGACATTCGGGAACGATATCTGGTTAATTCCCTTCACTCAGCGTAGCGGTCAGTCAGCACTTGGGGAATACTTTGGCATGCTGGACTGCACGACAGATAGTGTTGAATTTAGCAAAAAGTGATTTTTCAAGATTAGCGTCGGCTGTAGCTCCACGTCACCTGTGCGAAGCAATGCGGCACCGGCACCGCCAGTTCGGATGATGCAGCCAGCGCCCGACTAACTGAGCCCAGTCGACGAGATTAATTCACCCTCAGAGAGCGAATTGAGTTAGAGGAAAGAAAATAGCAGGATTGCAGCAGTACATCAGAGAGCAATGCAGTCGCTAATGGTTAACAAAGGGTATATTAAATATCTGCCATAAACTGCCGATACCATGATGAAGTTTTCTTTTTATGGAGATAGGTCATGCAGGAAGTTGTGGTGAGAACCAAAAGCGAGCTGGATGCTGCAAGAAAAAACAAAGCAGAATTGATCATAATTGAAGGTGATTTAGCGGCAAAGGTAAAGCGAGGTAAGAAAGTTGCTTACGCAAGTGGAACCGCGATTACAGTGCTAACCGTAACATTGGCAGCGACTACAGCAACTGCTCCAGTCACAGGCGGGTTATCATATTTTGCTGCGGCGCCAGTAGCAGCGATGACAGGATTTGAGATAGCCACAATAATTGCAGTGTGTTTTATTGGCCTGTCACTTCTTATAGCACTATTCAAAGATTATGAAGAGTTAGAATTCAGCTCAGGTAAAAAGCGAATGATTCTCAAAAGGAAACAATCCAGATAGAATTTTATGCGGTTTCAGCTAAGTGGTTGTGCAAGATCTTACATCACAAGGCGCATTTTCGAGTGCGCCTGAGGATGTTTAGATGGATCAAAGCTACAAGACTCCAAAGCTAACCTTTGTGGCTCGGCGGATTAAAGCGGAAATTATAATCATTAACTTAATTCGGTTAGGTGTCGATGGGTCGCTAAGTTTATGTACACCACGACTCGAACCATCGGCATTAAAAAATTCCGCACTCTCTTCAGATAATCGGTGACCCTCATCACATTGAATGGTTTTTGCGTGAGTGGAAAGTGATTCAAGAACGGACTCGTCAATCAGCTCATTATCGATTCTATGGGCTAACTTATTACGCATCGTATTCAGCCGCTCCATAGTTTTATATGCTGGCAGGGGAAGGCCTAACTTCAGCGCCATACCCGACTTCGATTGATAATTTAGCCTTAAAACCACTTTATCAGCCGGCTCTGTAGAGAACATATCGGCGTTATTTACCGCTGCACAGATGAAAGCCTCAAGAAAGCTTTCTGTAACCAAGTGCATGCGCAGAACAACACCTATATCGTCACTACTCTCTGAGGACGATATAAGCGCATTAGCAACAGACTGATGACCAAACATCGTTTGGAATATTTCAAAGTTCATCGACACCACCTCAAAGGCAAGAATTTAATATGGCACTCACCGACAAACAAGAAATGTTCTGTCGCGAGTACCTGATCGATTTAAATGCCACACAAGCAGCTATTAGGGCAGGGTACAGCGATAATACCGCCGGGAAAATTGGCAGTGAAAACCTAACAAAACCAGATATTGCACAACGCATTATTGACCTTAAATCAGCGCGCAACGAAAGGATAGATGTAAATGCAGATTATGTATTGCGCCGTCTGGTTGAGATTGATCAGATGGATGTACTCGACATCTTGAAAGATGACATGAGCATAAAATCTGTATCGCAATGGCCAGCATCCTGGCGTCGCTACCTTAGCGGATTCGACCTTGCTGAAATGTTTGAAGGTCGTGGTGAAGAGCGGGAGATGGTCGGCACCCTTAAAAAGATTAAATGGCCGGACAAAGTCAGAAACCTCGAGCTGCTTGGCAAACACATTTCAGTGCAGGCGTTCCGCGAGCAGGCCGCGACATCACTGACAGGCAAAGACGGCGGCCCGCTTGAAGTTGCGCTGCTTTCACGCGAGGAATACCGGCAGGCCCGCCGGGAAATGCTGGAGGATGACGAATGCTGACTTTAAGACCGCTACACGCCGAATAGAGTGTGAAGAGGACGGGCTCTATTTCACCCGATACTTCTTTAAGCAGCGTACCGGCAGCAAGATGATTGTTGCGCCACACCATCAGGTTATTCAGAAGACGCTGGACCGGGTGATTGATGGCGATATCCGGCGACTCATCATCAATGTTCCGCCTGGCTACACCAAGACGGAGCTGGCCACCATCAACATGATGGGCCGCGGGCTGGCGCTGAACCGCCGCGCCCGCTTCATGCACCTGTCCTATTCCCACAACCTGGCCTTACTGAACTCTTCAACCACGCGCAGCATTGTGAAATCCGCAGCCTTTCAGGCCATGTGGCCAATGGCGCTGCGTGATGACGCAGACAGTAAAGCCATGTGGTGGACTGAATATGGTGGTGGCGTTTATGCCTCGTCCGCTGCCGGTCAGGTTACCGGCTTTCGTGCGGGGCATATGGAGCCGGGATGGCAGGGCTGTCTTATTCTGGACGATGCGGTAAAACCCGACGACGCCTACAGCGAAGTTATTCGTGACGGGGTCAATACCCGCTTCAACGAAACCATTCGCTCCCGTCTCGCCATTGAAACCACGCCCATTGTGGTCATCATGCAGCGTATCCATTACCACGACCTGAGCGGATACCTGCTTCGCGGTGGTAGTGGGGAACAGTGGCACCACCTTAACCTGCCGGTGCTGATTGATAACAGCGAACAGTATTCAGCGCTCTATCCGGAAAACTCGCACGCAATACCCATTGAACATGGTCTGCCTGACGGCTGGCTGTGGCCCTACAAGCACAACGAGTCGCATCGTGTTTCCCTGTTTTCACACCGTCGCACCGCTGAGGCGCAGTACATGCAGCGCCCCCGGCGGTTCAATGCCGAAGGTGCGCTCTGGACCGAGGCTATGGTGTCGGGTGCGCGAGCGCTGGAGATTGCCCTTCAACCCTCGCGTACTGTGGTCGCCATCGACCCGCAGGCAACCAACAGCGAAGAGAGTGACGAAACCGGTATTGTCGTGGCGAGCAGTTTTGGCAGTGGTAATGACCGGCTGTTCTCAGCTGATGCGGATTACTCCGGGAAGTACTCGCCGAACGGCTGGGCTAAGCGGGCCATGCGGGCGTATGACGAGCACCATGCTGAAGCCATTGTTATTGAAACTAACCAGGGTGGTGACATGGCGGAGGACACCATGCGTAATGCGGGCTTCCGCGGTCGCATTATTCGTGTGCACGCCAGTAAAGGTAAGTTTGCCCGCGCAGAGCCGATTTCAGCGCTTTATGAGCAGGGCCGGGTGGCGCATCGTGGAAACCTTTACCAGCTTGAGAACCAGCTGCTGGAATACGTACCCGCCAGCGCAAAAAAATCACCGGACCGCCTCGACGCTCTGGTCTGGGCCATAACCGAGCTGTTCCAGCCGAAAGGCACCACAGTCCGACCATTCACTGCCTGACAGAACATCATCATGAGCAACGACGTCCGCAAGCGTTCGCCAAAAATTGAGTCGATGGCCGGATGCTGGCCGATGATCACCGCACTACTGGGCGGTACGGCGGCCATGCGGCAGGCGGGTAAAACGTACCTCCCCAGATGGCCTAATGAAGAAGAGGCGTTCTATAAAAACCGGCTTGCAACGGCTACGCTGTTTCCGGCTTTTTCACGTACGGTCGAGGTGCTGAGCGGCAAACCCTTTTCCAGACCGGTGACATGGGATGAGAAAGACATCCCTGCACGTATTCTTGAGATGTTCGGAGATGTGGACCTGCAGGGCACCAATCTCCATTCATTCCTGGCTGACATTTTTGAAGAGGCCATGGCCTATGGTCTTTGCGGCATTCTGGTCGAGCATCCGCCAGCAGATAAGCAACTTTCCCTGGCCGAAGAGCGTCAGCGCGGGCTGCGGCCCTATTTCGTTAAGGTCAATGCGAACAGCCTGCTGGATTACGACTCCGAGCGCGTGAACGGGCAGGAAACGTTCACCATGCTGCGCTTTATTGAGACAGTCAGTGAGCGTGACCCCCTGAATGAATTCGTTGTGAAAAACATCGAACAGGTCAGGGTGCTGAATCCTGGCCGCTGGCGGATTTACCGCGAGAAGCTGAATGAAACAAGCGGGGTCCTTGAATGGCAGCTGCACGAAGAGGGCACCACCAGCCTGAGCAAAATCACCTTTGTTCCGGTGTATGGCGACAAACGCGGGTTCATGAACGGCAGGGCTCCCCTGGCCGAGCTGGCCTGGCTTAACGTCGAACACTGGCAGTCTCGCAGCGACCAGCAGACCATTCTGCATGTCGCCCGCGTACCGGTTCTGTTTGGCAAAAAGCTGGGGGATGGCCCCATCTCGGTAGGTGCCGCATCGGCAATAATGTCGGAAGAAGATGAAGCCGACCTTCGTTACGTTGAGCACAGTGGCAAAGCCATCGAAGCCGGTCGTACAGACATCATCGATCTGGAAGAAAAAATGCGTCAGATCGGGGCGGAGCTGCTGGTGATCAAACCCGGCCATCGTACCGTGATTCAGACACTGACCGACAACGAGGCGAGTACCAGTGCCCTGCAGCGCATGGTATGCGACCTCACTGATGCTGCCCGTCTGGCATTGCAATATATGGCCGAATGGACAGGCGAAGCTGAGGGTGGTCACGTGACTATCTTTAGTGACTTTGGCGCCACCACACTGGCTGAAGCTTCCACTGACTTCCTGGTAGGCATGTATAGAAGCCGGGCGCTGTCTGATGAGACGTTGTTTAACGAGATACAGCGCCGCGGCCTCATCAACAGTGAGCTCCGCTGGGCAGACGAGCACGCCCGTATCCGGGCCATGTTACCTCCTGCGACAGAACGGCCGGCAACGACAGCGCCGGATTAATGGTTTTAAGGCCCGTGCATATGCATGGGCTTTTTTATTGCCAGACGCTGCGGATGCAGTATGGCGCCATGAGCCGGATGGCTCTTACCCGGTTGGATGACCTTATGAAACTGAAACTCGACGAGAACGGCCAGGTGGTCGTAAACGATGGCAAACCTGTATACGTGCAGGATGACGGCAAAGAAGTTGCATT